TTGATTGTCTGTAATCTTGCCTTCTTCGCGTCTATCAAGCCATTCGTCCACCTTACCTCCGAAAGCGTCGTCAAACTCCCTAGCGTTCATCTCCCACGGCTCTTTCCCTGCCGCCTGAACTTCCCCTTCCGGCATCTGGTCTGACTCGCCCGATTCCCTGATCCTCCTAAACGCGGCCTGCTGCTCCGCAAATTGCCGCTGCTGGTCTGCCACATCCTTCGCTTTGGCTTCGGGAGTTCTCTCCACGCCGTATTGACCGGCCTTGCTGCCCTCCAAGTATATGAATGATCTGAAACCTTCGGGGGCATCTTCGCCCGTCCACGCCACTTGATCCCCTTTAAAATAATCGGTTTCAAGCGGGCGCCTTGCATTCGCTTCGTGAAACTGGACGAGTTGCCGGCCATTCGCTATGGCGTCCGCCCGTTGTTTCCCTGTCAGGTCGGGATTGTTGATAATGGCGCGAAGGATTTCTTTCGCCTGTTCGATTCTTTGCATTCCCTCCGGCGTCGCTTTTCGTCCGCCCGTTGGCCGCTTGTCGGCGGAAGGCAATTGAATTAATTCCTCTATTCGCCGCGTGTTGACTTCCACTTCGTCTGCGTATCGGTTTATCGTGTTCCGGATATCTCCCCGGTTTGGATCTTTTTTGTCTTTAAGAAGAAATTTTCCGGCGCGAATCTCCGATAATAGTTCATTGTTTTTAGCTTTTAGCTGTTTTGCTTCCATTGCCTGCGAGAACGGCAAACTATACTTTTTGTCTTTATGCCAAAAGTCTATCTTGTGACTGTCCGCGAGTTCCTGCGGAACAGACGCGCCCCGATTCCTTGCGTCGTCTAAAACATGCTGATACCCTTCAGCTAAAATATTTTGCGTGTCCCCTTTGGTGTATTGATAGGTAGGCTTGCGCGTTCCGCCCCCGCCTTGAATGGGAACATCGATGCTTTTTTCGGTCGGAATGTACTTTGACATGATTTCTGCCCGCATTTTGGCGGGAACGCCCATTTGTTTTAAGGCACCGTCAACGCTTCCCTTGTAGCCGGTAGTCGTGTATTCGCTGAACGGGCGAAGTTTTACAGCGGACGGCGTTTCCACCGACCCCTGAGTTCCTTCCTCTGCCATTAGAGGAGGAACGGGCTTTGCGGACGGAGGTTCAGCAGGGGGCTCTTCGGGATCTGGGGGCTCTTCGGGATCTGGACGAAACTCTCTGCTTTCTGTGGGAACAAAGCCATTCTTTTTAATAGCATATCCGCGTCTGTATTGCTCGATGCTATATTGTTTAGGATCGAGTTTTCTTGCAGTCATGGCGAGTTTGGCCGTTTTTTCATTGGCGAATGGCTCTCCTCTGCCCGTCAAGATTCGTTCCGGCTCATACGGCTCGCCAACCATCTCAAAACCCTCGCCTTTTCCCTTTGGCAAAGGCAATGCCTTTTGTTCAAGCCCCCGTCTTAAAATCCTTCCGGCAGGACTATACGGTTCTCCCTGCAATTCAAATCCCTGACTCGGAGGAAGTAAAAGAGGCTCTTCCCTGTTTACTCCTGGCAATGCCTTTTGTTCATAGAACTCTGCATCCTCAACATCTACCGGCTCTTCGGTTCTTGTTCGGGTTCGGATCGGCCTCAACGCTTCTCCGCCCGTAGGCTTGCCAACAGGGACGCCCCGCATATTATCAATTCTATTTCTGATCTCCGGTTCCAAAATATTGAGGTCTATCGCAAAGCTTGCACGAGGAGCGCTTCTTCCCACTTCCTTAAATTTCGCCTTTTCCTCTTCGGAAGGAACAATCTTTTTGACTGCCCCCGCCTCTCTTAAAAGAAGGAGCTCTTCGGTAGTGAATCCGGCGGCAGAAAGTAATCCGCCATGCGCCTTGTCCGCATTCTGATATATTTTGCCTATGAGTGTATCGGGGATGCCTGACAAGGCATCTCTGGCTTGCCGTTCTTTCGCTTCTAAATCGCCCCTTGCCGCATCGATTCCCTGCTGCATCCTAACGGCGCTATCATTATCAATCATTCCCACGTTTACAAGGTCGTCAAGTTTCTTCTGTTCCGTTTCGACAGTAGTCTCCGGCTTGGACTCATCAAGAATATCCCGATAGGCCCTTCTTGCATCCGAATCGTTGACCGTCTTAAATTCAGATTCTTTCCCTTCATAAGATTCAGCTAAGTCTGTTATCTGTTTTTTGTAATAAGGATCTTTAACGTTTTCCGCCAACCGATGGACATTTTCCGATGTAAACGGCTTCCTTGCGATAGCCATTTCACCCGATTCAGTCTTGTAGGGGACTTCGAAATATCCCCTTTCGAGTAAGTTCTTTATCGGTTCGATCCTGGATTTAAGTTTTTCCCCGAACCTTGCCCGTCCTCTCGCTTCTGCGCCGCCCAATCCGCCGCCTACCACAAGACCCGTTCCCGCCGCCGTTCCAAGTTCTTCGGCTGTAGGAAGTTCGCCTTCCGTAATCAGTTTTTCGCCTGTCGCAACGCCCATCGCCGTAGCCGGTTGCACCGCCAAGGTCTGGACTCCGTATTTCCTTAAAGGAGAAAGCCCCTTCCCTATCGAACCAGCCTTATGAAACAGCATGCCTTCGACAACGCCCTTCGTGGCTGCGCTACCCGTCTGCGCTAAACGCGAAAGCAAGTCTTCGCCGCGAGTATCAACCCATTTCTCTACACCCGAAGTTTCACCCATGCCGAGAGCAAAACCGGGAATATTTCTAGCGACAACGCCAGGAACGACTTTTGCCAAGGTAGGAGCCACTTTCCCGATAAGCCGCAATGCTTTCATGGTGCCGCCGCCAGCCGCGATGTCGAGGGGCAAATCAGACGCCATGCTGCCAACGCTTTCTCCCACGCTTGAAACTACGCGCCCGCCCGTACCCATATTGGCAAGTTCTTCTTCGCGCTCATCGGCAATGCCGCGCAAAACGGCTTCATCTCCGCCGGTATCCATGCCGAGCAAAGATTTTGCAGTCTTTATCTTGCGCGCCCACGATTCAACGTTGCCGCGATTCAAGCCGCCAATGATAGCCTTGCCGTAATTATTCTCTCCGGCGTTGCTATCTAGGGAGTCAAGAGCTTCTTGCGTGAAGGGCATAATATCTCCTCTATTGTCCAACTTTTAGCCGAGAATAAAGCCATTTTTTTTCATCGGGCGTAGCCATATTTAAACTTATCACTTCCTGCACCGCTTTCATCTTATCGCCTTTGTTTTTCTTGAGGCGTTGTTCGTAAGCATTTTCGATGCTGATTCCACTTGGCTTTTGAGCGTCGCCCTGCCCTGGGGGAGCCTGTACGATTGAGCGTGATATTTCTTCGCCTGAATACGGATCAAGAACTACTCGGTAGGTGGTCTTTTTGAATGTTTTTGGATCTTCTTCAGTCAAGTATCTGACGTTTGCCTTTGCTGGCGGCGAAGGCCTAAATGGAGCATAGCCGAAATTCTTAGGTTCCAACGCTTTAGCGATGCCTAGCCATGCGCTTGCCGCGTTTCTGTCCCCGCCGACTATGGCCTTGATGTAGTTTTCGCCTGCATATTTTACGGGATCGATTTGATGGGGAGTCGTTGTTCTGCCTGCAATCGCCTTCTCGACAGACTTCTGCTCTTTATAGACGTCTTCAGGCCTATAGGAAATCATCAGATCGTCTAGCGACTGCATAGCCTTTTTGCGTTCGCCCGCCAAATTCGCCTCCGCTCCGATGACTCGCGCTTTATCGGCTTCAACGGTTGGCTGCAATTGCGGCTCCTGCGAAGCCCATTCGCCAGGTACGGATGTCGGCGCGCTTGCATCAACCCCCAGCGTTGCCTCCTTGTCTCGAAGTCCGCCCAGAATGGCTCGCGCCTTGTTGCGAAATTCCGCCTCATGTTCGGCCTTGGCTTTATCGAGCGCAAACTTTTCTGCGGACCTGACGGCTTCGGCCTCGGATCGCACATTTGCCGCCTGCGAGAGTTCCAACATCTTGTTCAGCCGTTCGGCTTCGCGCTCCTTTTGCTGCCAATCCGTACCGAGCTTGTACCCTTCCAGCGCGCCGTGTCCAATGCCCGCCAGTATGCCTAATTTATCGCTTAATCCCATTGCCGACCTCTTATTTGCTGCCGTATGTGCCTGTTAGATAATCCACGTTGAGCAAATCCCTCTGTCGGGTATTTCGCGCCGGAACTCGCGGAGTGCTGCCATATCCGTAACTGCCTATCCTCATGCGGGTAGCCGCCCTGTCCGCCTGCGCCACGGGAGAAGTAAATGTAGCGTCCAGAGAGGTTGACATATCCGATTCGGGCACTCCCTCCGCTTGCATGTCGGGTCCTTTGGCGAACGCCTTTTCAGCTTCCGGACTGCTCGGGTCGAATTCCGAAGCCCAATCTGCTGCCGCGTCAACGCCTTTCTTCCCAGCCCATGCCCCGCCGAGAAGCATCCCCGCCGCGACTAAAGGATTGCTGACGCCCAACAGCGTGGCGAGTATCGCAGCGCCCGCCGTGCCTATTTTGCCGCCAATAATGCCTTCGCCTATGTCCGCCGCCTTCGATATGATGCGGTTAATGGCGGAAGGCTGGTTGCCATTTTCCAGAGCTTCAGCCGCCTTCTTTCCGGCATCTTGCCCCGCCGCCGCCGCCCCTTCACTCCCAGAATGCCCGCTATCCATTTCCCTCGCAAGCTCTTCTTCGTCTCGTCCGTACCCCGGCCAATCTCCAAAGCCTGAACCCATGCCGTATCCTGAAGGATTTCCACCGCCCCAGGTTTCGCCGATAATGGAGCCGCCTTCGCCGCCGGACAGGTCAAAAAACTCCAATAATCCCGTTTGCGGATTAACCGTCCCGCTTCCGCCCAGAGTCTTTAAAAGAACGGCTTCTTTAGGGGAAATGTGAGCAACGACGCTGTCGCCGCCTCGTCCGTACAGAGAAAGTAAATCGCCGGTTCTCATGTTTGCGTCCTTAAAATAGGTCTTTCAGCTTCAACAGGTCGTCAAGCCAATCAGCCGCTCCAGAAGCGACATCCGGAAGATAGTTCGTTGCCGCCTCTTCGACAAAGTTGCCGGCGGGGGAAGCGACTGCGGAAGAAGCTGAATCGCCGCCCAACAGGTCCAGCAGGTCTTTGCCTTTGTCTATTCCCCACCCGAACATTGAACCTATCGCGCTCGTTTCGCCTTTTGGCGTCTTCAGATAGTCCAGCATGCCGAGTTGCGCGACCGGGGAAGCCAGCGATGCATACTTGTTCCAGTCTCCAGAATCTTGTCTGTTTGCAAACTCGCGCTCCCAATTCGACTGTTGAAGCGTGCGGTAAGACTGGTCGGATGCCATCTTCTCGCGTTCCAAGTTAAGCCGCGACTGATTCATGGCCTGATTTGCCTGAGCTTCCACATCCGCATTGATAATGTCGTAAAGCTCGTTTCGGCTAGGCACGCGCCCCGTTGTCGCCTGTCTCTGCCGCAAGTAATTCAGCAGTTTTCGGGATTTCGTGTAATTCGGCGTTAAATCCAATAGGTCAGCCATATCGAGCCTCCTGATTATGCTTTCGACGCCATGCTCTGCCGCTCATCCTGATAGTAGAGGGCAAGATGCAGCGGCTCAAAGCCAACTGTTTCGTTTGTCGTCGTCATGCTGAGATTGACGGAATGGAAGACGCCGGGAACTTCCGCGCTGTCCGGATCGTCTATTCGCGCCACAAAGTATCGCGTTGTTCCTGAATCGTTAGAAGGATCGAGACTATAAGCTACGCCCGTCGAGTTGCCGTCAATGTAGTGTGTAAGCGTCACGTTGTTTGTCGTGGTCGCTTTCTTATCCATGACGAGTTTTGCCTTGTAGACTGTCGTTTCCTCAAGAATGTCGTTCATTAGAGTGAAGTCGCCCGTTGTAACCTGCGAAACGATGCTGTTCCCGTCAAAGGTCGTACCGTAGTCGAGCCGTTCTATGTATCCGGTTTCTGTAATGCCGAAGGAATAGACGTTGCCGGTTGTGTCCGTAACATCAAATATGTATTGGAGACGCTTTCCGTAGCCTCTGTCCATCTCGTACCACTTCCAGCGTTTTAGATCAAACACCCATTCCTTGTCGAGAATATCGGAAGAGCCGGACGCCCACAGCCAATGATATTCAAGCCTCAGCCTGTCAACGTACCCGACTTCCCTGTCTGCCATTGAAAGATTGACGTGCGTGGTCGCATTCTGGTCGAAGAAGGAATCAATATCCTTATGAACAGGTATTGGGCTTCTGCCGTCGCTTACGAATATGCCTGATGAAGCCCGCCAAATGGCGAGATTGCGGTTAAGCCCTACTGCGGTTTCAAGGGGCAACGCTATTGTCTGAAGCGTTCTAGGTGCAATGCAGCCAATCGCCGTGTCAACCATGTAGCGGGAAAATCCGGCGTCGTTTTTAACCATTGCCCACATCTCGTTTGCCTTGTAGAGCAGGACAATGTTGTAAATGACCGAGCCGAACTGCGAATAAAGGGGAACTGCCGCCGTTAATTTTTTGTCGTCGCCTACCTCTATTTCGTCGCTTCCCTGCCCGTTGAATACCTGGGCCGTGCCTTGATTTGAGTAAGTGAGGGCGTTTTTCTTGCCTTCGGTTTCGCAACAAAGGAGAAGGCTGTCGAAAGCGTTTACGGCAAATTCGTACTTTTTGATTTTGGCCTGAGCGGGTATGCCTGTAACGTGATAAATGCGAACATCTCCTAAGGCCGCCGCCCCTCCGTTGCTCCATCTGATGCGGTAATAATAAAGAGGGAACGCATTATTGGCGACAACATGCGGAAATTCCTGATAAGACTCTGGCGGAGTCCACGAAACCGTTCCTGATTTGGCGAGGGAGTGCGCCCCTTCTGTCGTTCCGTCATAGGCATTGGCGGCTTCCACGTACCCTGTGCCATCATAATAATCAACGTGCATCGTTACGTCTGCGCCGCTCACCTTATCCGAGGGGACGCTAAGGTTTAAAGCCGTCATGCGCTCAGTAAAGCCCGCAAGAACGGCGTTATTGTCTCCCGGTAAGACTAAGACGCCCAATGCGTTCAGATCGGCGTATGTAGTGTTATCTGAACTATCGTAAGCATCAGCAAAGACATTGCTCGTATAATCCGTATAGACTGTCGTGTATTTAAAGAAAGCCGCAACATTTCTCTCTATCCCATCCCACAAGTCGAGCAGCGGCTGAACGGGGGAATTGACGGTGCAGTAGTAGATTTCAGCCGAACCCGCGTCAACAGAGAACTGATACCAATAGAGAACTTGCCCCTCTATGAATTTCGGCTTTGAAGTGCTTACCGTCGAAGCCCACGTTATCAGGCCTGTCTGTGCTAAGGAAGTCGTGCCGCCCGTCCTTGTGCCGTCAGCGGTTACGGTCAATGCATTCCAGGAATTGCCGTTCCATTCTTTCACGGTTAACGTATTTGCTGTGGAATTTGCCGTCGCCGCAGGAATGTAGAACTTGACGCCAGACAGAGGCCGCGTGTAGGCGACTAGCCAATAGAGGGCTTGGCTGATATAGGGAAGCGTCGGTGCGCTGAAATTCGCAGTCCACCGGGCAATGCCCTTGGAAACGCGGAACTCGTCAATCCACATTGCGGCTGTTTCAACTGTGCCGTCATAGCCGACATTGAACGCAGCCGCCAACTGAGGCCATGCCTTTGCTCCTGCCGTAATGGTCGCTGTACCAAGAGAAGTTCCATTGACATTGATTGAAACAGAATCAGCGTTCCCACCCCATCCGCGCACAACTGAAATGTGATACCAAGTATTGATGGAGGGCGACCAATCGACTTGTAAATCCACAATGGACGTCGTTGTGTCAATGATGTAGAAATATAATTTGCCTGTGCCGCTGTTGTAGATGAATGCAACGACATTATTTGCGTCTATGTATTGACTGAAGAAGCGCTTGTTGTTAACCGTCGAAAACCGCGTCCAGAAATCAATCGTGAAGGGATCGTCATCCATGAACCAATCGTCGCTGTCGGGACTTGTAACGTAGTCGCCTGTGCCGTCGAAATAGAGCGAACCCGTGCCGAATTTAGCTTGTGCAGTAACAATTTTGGCATCTCCCTGCGCCGTCTGAGACTTCGCTGCACCTGCTGTTTCGCTGTCCGTAATAATCGTACTGCCATTTGCTCCATCGCAATGGAGCATGAAGACCGTATAAGAGTCTATGCCGCCGCCAATGTAGGCCACGCTGTCGGAATCGGCGCATGTGTCGATTACTTGCGCCGAGTAATCGCGTGGATTTGTAAACGCCGCAGCCGTTACTTCCGCAGTCGAGGTTATGAACGCGCTGCACGGCATTTCGTCGCCGCCCCAAATGTACGTGTTGCCGTATTGCCCGTCGCGGCAGAATACAATTTGCCCTAGCGGAGCCGTACTGAAGCGGTGGGGAATGCCGCCAATGGAAGCATCGTGGAAAAGCGTATCAAGATTGCCCGTGCTTGGAATGGCGGTTTCGCTTTCGTACATATCGCCGCCGTAGGAGGTTGTGGAGGCGTAAAGTATTGTCTTGCCTGTCTCTCCAATTAGGTGCGTTTCTGCCGGAGAGGCTTTCGCGTAGTGATAGGCGTTGTACGGGAAGCGTTGCGAGATAACGTAGCTGTTGACCGTTCCCGAGATAGTTCCGCTCCCCGATGCGGGAACCTTGAAGGCGTACAAATGCGTGTACGTTCGGTGAATTATGCTGGCCGTATAGGATGCAACGGATGTTGCAAAGGATGAGTCCGAAAAGATATAGATGATCAGATTGGAACTTGAACCGCCCGCGTAGTCCGCTCGGACGATTCTGACGTAATAGGTCGTGTTGACAGCGGCAGCCTCGAAAATATCTATCTGCGCCGGAGAACAATCGTTTCCGCGCAGCCTTATCTTGTAAACGCTGCTGCCTATGCCGTCAAAGCACAAGCCGAGATAGTTGCCGCTCCCGTCATCCACATACCAAACATAGGAATAAGCCCCATCCGAAATGGCCGATATTCTGAAATTGAACTCATGCACGAAATGGTCTGTGCAATCTCCGTATCCGCCCGCGCCTGTTGAAACGTATGAGTTGGTAGAAACATCCACGCCAGCAAGCGTTATCGTTCCTGCCGCTACCGTTATGTCGCTTCCAGGATCGGACTCCGTATAGCCCGTGAAGTCCTGTTGCAGAAGGGATGTTGTGGCAATCTTGGTCATGCCCGAGACCGACTTGGGGTGCGTATCGGTATAGCGCATGTTCTTCATAACCCTGAAGTTCGCGCCTATCGTGGTCTGGTTGTCAGCCACGATGACTTTGCCGTTCAGGGGAACGGGGTATTTCAGGAGCTTGTCGTTTTCAGGAGGCGTAACCGTACTGATGACGGCCAACGGCACTTTGGCTGCAAACTGATCTGCTTCATTGGGAGTCTGCGCTACGGGCTGAATGGTTGCGTAAGAGGTTTTTTGCTGTAAATCCGGTTCGTCTTCCGCGCCTCTCGTTTCCGGCAAGTCCAATAGCGCGACATCAAGTTCCGTGTCCTGCTCGTTTTCCGGGGGATGCGCCAAAGGAATAACGGCTAGGGCAACCGAACTGCTTGCAGGCTGTTCGTTGTTCACGCTTGATACACCGGAAATGCCCTGCATGGAAAGGGAATTGCCACCCTGCCGCTCATTTTCCGGTCCCGTAACCGTGCCAATCACAGGCAGAGAAACGCCCGTAACGCCCTCTTGCTCGTTCTGCGCTACAGGAGCGGGTAACAGGGGCGTCTGCACAAACGCGATATCTTTGCTGCCTTGTCGCTCGTTAGCCATTCAGCTTATTCTTTGCCCTTGATTTCGAGAGTCACTGAATCGGGAAGGATTCTCTGCGTCCTCACATCCGCTACCTTGTAAACGTAATCGAACCGCTTTCGCTGCACGGATGCAATGTAGGCATTGTAATGGAGAGCCGCGTCGCCCCATCGCTTCAACTTGAGATTTGCGAAGGCAAGGGCAAACTCCACTACGTCCTCATGAAATTCGGCGGGGAGGTTGGTAAAGTCCGATGACAACACCGCCGCAGGGTAGCAGGCGTTGTAGACGTTCGTAGTATTGCCTGCCGCCGTTGAATTGGGAGTAGGTTCAAACACAAGGTATTCGCCCCACTGGAACCAATAAAGAGGCGTTCCCTTGCCGCTCGTTACGGTCGCATCGGCATATCCCACGGCAGTAGGTGGAATCTGCATGATGCCGTCTCCGTCATGCTCAATATAGGTTGTGCGGATTGCGTTTGCCGTAGTCATCGGGACTCGATAAATCTTGTTCCCGTCTATAAGGGTAAGCGTCTCCTTGACTTCATAGCAGAAACACTTCGCCATGATGTCTTTGTAGGCGTCGTTGATGATGTTGGTCAGGTCTGCGTCGGTCAGCACAATGGTTGACGGCTCGTTCGTGATGTCCCGAACCAGGCTCTTAGCGGTTGCCAGCGTTAATGTTGCCATACTTCCTCCTGCTTGGAATCAGCACTCGCACTCGGTCTGGAATCTTGCGCATGTTCCGGGTATCGGCTTTGCTGGTCAGGTAAAGCCTTTGCCGTGCCTTTAGGTTGTTGATGTAAGCGTTGTACGCCTCCGCAAATCGTCTGTATTTCTTGAGCTTGAGCCACATGAACGCTATGGCGAAATCCACTACTGATTCCTGAAATTCCTCCGGGAGATCGGACGGCTCGTCCGAGTCGCTTGTCATTTCGGATGAAGGATAGTCCGCGTAATAGGCCGTCAGATAGTATTGATACGCATTGGAGACGGGTTCGACTATGATCTTGTCTCCCCAGGGGAACCAGAACTGCGGAGCGTCGCCGTCTATGTTGGTATGGCCGAAAGAGCGGGGGTCGATGCGGGGAAGGCCTTGACCGGGCCCGGCTGTAGGCGACGGAGGGGGCTCTGGATCGGTGTAATTGATTATCAGCTTCATTGCCTTCGCCGGCGCACCGTCAAACGAATAGAAGCTTGCTATATTACTGCTGCGTGTTATGAGATCCTCAAGAAACAAACCAATGTCGTTCCCTGCTGCATATGTCGGAAGATTTACTATCTCCTGAATGATGGATGAAATATCCGGAGAATTATACCAACTATTTGCGGCGAGGCCCGACAAGAGCTGCCAGTCTATCGTAGCAATTGTTCTGTTGGCATATCGCGTGAGATAATCGGCATACGTGCTCCATGTGGCCGCGTCTCCGACTAATTCTCCGTGTATGTATCCTTTTGCATTGGGATCGCGGTTATAATCTGCACAACCACTCATGTATGCAGAATTTATCGTAGCTCCCTGCCCGGCTGGACAATTCAGAAAGCGAAAACATCCAAAAATTGCGTTAATGCCTACCTGACCGATAGCCTGATTAGGATATGTCAGACTCCAGTTTCCACCGCTATATCCGCCCGCGTCATCAGCGCTGGCCGCTACTTGCAATGTTATTTCCGGCATCAGTAAACCACCTGCGTTACTTTAATACCCGAAGTCGCTATAAGCGGGCTTCCCTTGGTCGTCGTCAGTGTCTCCGTCCGCTCGATGCAGAGCGTCTTAACGGCAATGTCCTTATAGGCGTCGTTAAACGCGTTCAATATGTCCGCGTCCGTTATTTTCACGGCGTCTGGCACATCCATCCGCGCCCTGACCTCGGCTGTCATTTCGGATACTGTCACGCTCCGCCCTTAGCTGTATTTGATGCTTGCGCGTCCGTCCGGTATGATTTCGACTATGTTCTGGCGCATGTATTCGATTTCGTTGTTGACGATGCTCTCAAGCATCTGAGCCGCCGCAATCTTTCGGTCCTTTCTGAGTCCGAAAGCCGTAGCCAATAGGACCGCCAAATGCTGCCATGCCGTGTCGAGTTCCGTTTGCTCCGTTCCCGCCGCAACAAGGTCGGCTTCCTTAAGGATATACAGGTCGTCAACGGTAAGCCCGCCCGTCGCTCCCGTCATGGTGGCCGTCAGGACAAGAGCGGGGGAGCCGGAAGATGATGTAATGGATGCCGCGTGAATGCCGTTGCTGGTGAGTGTGATGCTTGAAGTAGTTCCCGCGCCTACGGTCAGGGTGCAGTTTGAAACACCGGATACGGTGACAATGAATGTATAGGGCGTGCTTGCCGCGAGAGTCGTTCCCCAAGTGTTCGTTCCCGCTTGCCCCGTGGTGCCGACGTATGCAGCCGTAGCCGCATTCGTCCATGTTCCGGTTCCACCGCCCGTCCAGCCGGAAGACCAATCGATGATGGGAAAGGTGGCGTTTTCAATTTTTGGCGCGTCGGAAACATAAAGACGCAAGTCATGTTCGGCGTCGGGGGTCGGTTCAATCCCTACTTGTCCTCCAAATTCGAACCACGCTTCGGGAGTCGTACTGTCGAAGGTCTCATGGCCCACCCTGAGCGGGTCGATCTTCTTCAACATCTTCGGGCGTCCGGAGGCTGGCACGTATTCTACGAAATGCACTTTGTAAGCCTCAACAGCCGCCGCATTCGTGCCGTAAGGAACCACATTGCGCTCGGAAACTTTCGTGTGCGCGTCCAGAATGTGCCGGATGCAAGTAGATTTCTGCGCGATGTACTTGAGGGCAATGGACAGCCACCGAGCTATTTCCGTATCGGTGAAAAAGTTTGCGCTTGCTTCGCCCAAATAAGTGCGAACCCGCGTGTTTAAATCTGCATGGTCAAGATTTGGGTACGTGCCAGCCATTGCCGTTTCTCCTTCTTAGATGAAATAATTCTTCCTCTTTAGAGGCGATTTAGACGCTATTCCCTTCACGCCCCTGATTTTTCCAACGGCTATCCCCTGCTGAAACTTCCGCTCGAAGTAGTCGGCCATCGGGATATTCTCTTTGCGCATTCCACTGTTTCTGAGAAGTTTCGCAGACGCGCCGAAAGTGATGATTTCGCCCCAATCTTCATAGAGAGGGTCGCTTACCGTAGTGGCGTCAAGGGTAGGCTTGAGACTCGCATACACAAGAAGCCCGCTTGTGATGTCGAGAGCGGGCGTATAGACGAGATAGATTTTTGTCGTGATGGGGTCGGTATAGTAATGTTCGGGATATGCGGCGGTTTCGTCGCGCCATTCAGGGTCGTTCAGATCGAGATATTCCTGATTTGTGGCCGCAATATCGTCGCCGTTCACTCGCGCATGGATAACTTCGCATATGTCCGCCGCCGAATGGGTGAGCGTGTAACTCGCCGTTCCTGAAACTATGTTGATTGCCGTTAGAGCTTCTTGCCAAAGGCGCGTCTTTTCGCAGAACTCACGAAGCGTTCTGACTACGTACTTGTCGATAGTCGGCTCGCCCGCGCCTTCCGCGTTAGGACTGACTAGAGATCGCCATTCGCTGATATTTGTTCCTGCCATTCAGGAGCCTCTTGAGTCGATTCGATAATGCTTTCTTCGACTGCCGGCGTCCCTATTGGCGATTCTTCCGACTGCTGTTCCGGTTTCTTCCTCTTACTTGCCGCGAGAGGTTTTCTTTTTGGGTTTGCTTTTGACTTTTTTAGGGAGGGTTTTCTTTGGCTTTTGCTGGTTGGCTGGCATTCCCGTTTCTCCTTCTTCGGCTTTTCCGTCTCTGCTTCCGCGAACATGCCCCGATACTGGACGAGCATCCACTTAACGTCTTCCTCATGCACATCGGATTCAAAGTTCGCGGATTTCTTGAACAGGTACGGCTCTTTGGCGCGTGGAATGTTGATATAGAGGTACGGCTGATGACCGAGATATTTAAGCCGTTTCATTAGGAGCCTCCACTACTTCAACCTTTTCGGCATCAAGGATTCGCCGCACAAACTCAACGTCATTGCGCCCAAAAGAAGTAACGGTATTGAAACCCTCCATAAATATTGCGTATTCAGCATCTTCCAATAGAAGAGTTTCGCCGCCATTCAGAATCTTATTGGCTATAGCGTGTCTCTTCATCAATTCCGTTCCGCCGCTTCCTTTGGCGAAAAGCACGTTTACGAGAGATTCTTTGGTTTCGTAAGGCGTTGCTTCGCCGTCAACCATTACCTTAAATTCAGAAAGATCAATTTTCCTCATGGGCTATCTGTTTCTCCTATGTAGGGGTTATGGAGAGGCCGCCAGAACAGCAACCTCTCCGTGGGTCAAGAAAAAGGAGGGGAATTTTATACGGCGTCCATCAACATATAGTAACGTGCGCCGTCTATCATGACCTGAAGGCCGTGGCTGGCCGTTAGGTATTTGGTTGAAACCATTTCCTCTGCGCTGCCTGAAGGCAGATTTACGAACTCAAAGGCAAATTTCGTCTTCGCCCGCGCAGTCGTGTCGCCGTCCAGAATGAAACGGTGAATGGAATGTCTTGCGGCTGCGCTGATGTCGGTCGTTGAGGAATTATCGCCGTTGAAGTAGATTTCGGACTGCCCGCCCGCAAAAGTTCCAGACGCGTACGACGCCCCGTCATCTGGCATGGACAACTGAGAACGGCAACCCGTGATAAGGCCCGTGATGGTAGCCGTCGCTCCGATTTCTCCCGTGATTTGTGCGCCTACCAAGGTGGCAGTTGACGCCACGTTAGAATATCCGTAGAATCGCGCAACGACGCCCGATGCCGCGCCCGTGAGCGTGTGCTTCCAGTACAATCCAACGGAAGTGCCGGACGACGCGCTGTTGGATGTGTAGAACGACGCCATTTTCTTGCTGGCCGTAGAACTCGTCTTGTTGGCCGCTGAAGTTCCAGAACCGAATAGCGCTCCATCATGAGACTGCTGCCCGAGCGTGAGGTTGTTGACTACGTTGCCTTTTGAATCCGAAGTAGAACCCCGCCACCCCGGTTTTGCTTTAATGTAACCCATCTTCTAGTCCTCCGTATGAGATGGAGGGGGAGAGGGCTTGAAACCCTTTATCTCCCCCTATTCTTGAATGTTAGCCTGGATCGTAGGCCATATCCGCGCCGTAGTCGATGAAGTAGGAAATGCTCATCCTTAGTACGTCATCGGCAGCGGGGTAAGCCGTCGCAAAGGTTGCGTAAATGTAATCCGCGCTTGTGAATTTAGTTCCAACCGTCACGGTTTGAACAAGCGTGGAAGTGATTGCAGTCGAACCCTGAAATCCGCCCGTAAGCGAAAACCTTCCCGCGCCAGTAACGGCTGCGCCGCTGACGATGGTTGCCGCGCCGTCCGAAGTTCCGATTGAAACGGTACCCGTAGAAATCGCAGGCCATTGAAACGTGAGGTCGAGCAAAACCGCATTTTTCGGAATGCGGAAGAAGTAAAAAGTGTCGCCTGAACCGTGATTGCCAGTCACTCCCACGAAGGTTGTGAACTGAGAAAGCACCACGCCCGCAGGCACGTTTTTGTCAGGCGGCACGTTGTTGTTGTAAGCATCTGTGTAGTATGCTGTCGCCATTTCTTATTGTCCTCCTAGTTAACCCGGATCATAAGCCATGTCTGAGCCGTGGTCGATGAAGTAAATGATCGCGCATCGAAGCACGGCGTCAGCCAGCATCAATCCAGTGTTGACGGTGAAATAAATGTAGTCGGCAGAAGTGAACTTTGTGCCGACCGTGACGGAAGACTGAAGCAATTCGGTATTCAGAGCGGATGTTCCCTGAAATCCGCCCTTGAATGAAGCCCTGCCCGCTGCGGCCATAGAGATGTCGGCAAAAATCGAATTGTGAGCCGTAGAAGTTCCGACATCTAGGGTTCCGCTCGTCGTTAAAGGCCATTGCACAATCACATCGCAAAGCACGGCGTTTTTGGGGATGCGCAGCATGTAGAACGTATCCCCCGCCGTATGGTTGCTCGTCTTGCCGACAAACGTAGTGAACTGCGCCAATTTAGTACCCGCAGGAACATTCCCGTCAGGCGGCACGTTAGCCATGTATGCGTCAGTGTAATAAGCTGTTGCCATTCTCGTACCTCCCGCTTAGGACGGGTCTTTGCAGTAAGCATCTACAGCAATCACGCCGAAATCCTTGCTATTGAAGCGGTTTTTCTTCACGCCGTAGATGGTGCCTGCCGTGATGGCAAGCGCGTTCCCACGGTCGTCCTTGTCTTCGTTCCAACTGTAGCGGGATGGCCCGCCGCCACCGCCCCAAGCAATCGTCGCGGCCTGCGCCCCAAGGAACAAAGCCCTGCCTGCGTAGGTCGCCCAACTGCCGGTCGTGCTGTCGAAGCGGATTACGTTGCGGTGTTCGTGCAGGATGACGCCCGCATACTCGCCGAGCGAATCCTGAAACAACAAGCTGCCGTTCCCCATTCTCTTCTGGATGTCGAACCAGTCATTTTCACTGACGGCTTTTCGGAGGTCGAACGCCTGAAAGGTGTGCATCAAGAAGACGAACTTCTTTGAGCCGCTGACGTTGAAAGGCTGAATCATCGGGTCAGTCGTCTTCGCCTTCGCAACAAGACGCTCAACGAGGGTCAAGTCAACGATGTCCGCGCTGTCCATGTCCGCGCTATAATACTGAGAGGAAATGCCTTTGATGGTCGCGGTAGAACCCGTCGCGTCGCCGCCGAAGATGATGTGAGCCGAATCGGGAGCGGTAAGGGTGTTGTTCGCCCTGCCTGTCCACGCCGTCGAGGGATGGAAAGTTGTGTCGAGTCCTCTTGCGCCAGCTAGGTACATCATGATTTGCTCGTCGTAGTCTTCGGCAAACCATACGGCCAAAGCGTCCCGGCCTTCCTTGCGGAGATTGTAAGGCACGCGCTGTTCGCTCATTTTGCCCTTCGACTTCGTGCCTTTACGTCTCTGGTCGATGTACAAAGCGTCATTGTAGAAGTCCAGAGCGGTTTCAGCCGCCGTTCCTTCAATCACGTTGTCGCCTTCAATGCCGTCGCCCGTGAGCTTCATTCTCAAACCGTAGGTGATTTTGTCGCCAGCGGCCTTAACGAGGTCGGTCTTCACTTTAATGAGGGCGTCGTCGCCTTCGCCCATGAACTTCAAAAAATACTGCTGTTTCTCGGCTTCGATAGCCAGCGACTTAGACCAAAGCTGTACGGCTAAGGCGTCGCCCAATGCAAATTCTGTTGCTGCCATTTATGTTGCTCCTTTATTTAAACGGAGCCGCTAAGAACCCTTTCGAGCTGTTCCGGCGAGAGATTGCGCATGTCTTTTTCGCTCAAGTCCGTAACTTTCGCGGGAATGTCGCCCGCTTGCGGAACATCGCCAAGGCTTCGGTACTCCGTCTGAGGATTTTTGAATTTAGACATCAATTCCTTTGTGACCTTTTCCGTGATTTCTTTCGTGAGCTTTTCCGTCAAAGAGGCGGTCAGTTCCTTTTCCGCGTTCGCCTTGATTTCGTCGGCGTTTACCGGCGCGGGAAGCTGCAAGCTCTTCTGATAGGTCTGATTCAGGAAGTTCAGTACGTTCGCCGCCGCCCTCCCTAGCAACACAGGCTCTTTGTGACCGGGAACCACCAGACGAGTCTGCGGATCTGTCAGAACGGCAACAACATTCGGGTCGAACCCGCTGCTGACAGCAAACTCAGTCAACTTTTCGTTGATGTCGCTGCCTTCATCGTAAATGCCGGGAACTGTCTTGTTCATCATCTGGTAACTTGCATTGACTATCTGCTCGTCTGTTTCCCGCCTGTAGGCTTCTTCCGCCTGCCGCCGCTCGTATTTCTGTTTCTCTCGGACGTATTTGTTGTACGCAAATATGTCGCTTTCCATCAGTGCGTCTTCGTCGGCTTCCGTGAGCGGCTTAAAGGCGTCCGCAGGCTCGTCGGTCTTCTCTTGAGGGGTCTTGCCGAGAGTTTCGATCTGACGCTGCAAGGATTCGATGGTTTGCGTGAGTTGCTTGCGAAGCGTTCTCTCCTCATCAAGAGCCTGCTTTGGTACAAATCCTTCTGGCGGTTTAGGAGGCTGCTCGGGCTTTTTCTCTTCTGGCTTCGGTTCTTCCTTCGCGGCTTCGGGTTTCTTGTCCTCTTTCGCCTCTTCCGGTTTCTTCTCGTCCGGTTTGGGAGTCTCGTCAGGCTTCGGCGTTTCCTCTGCCTTGACTTCGCCCATCAATTCGGCCTCTGTCGGGGCTGTTTCTCCAAAGAGCGGTTTGTAATCGCCGCCAATTATCGGCTTTACTTCTTCGCCGATAATGTCCCTGTGCCCTAGTTCTGAGGGCGTAGGCGCGGCTGTTTCCTGAACTTTTGCTTGCGGTGTTGCTTCCTCTGGCATTGACTTCCTCCTTTTTTACGCCGGGGTTAGGGCGAATCGAGCGTTTGACGGATCGCTCATCCGAAATAAAAAAAGCCGGACAATCTTTCGACTGACCGGCTATCTTTGATGCTCGTGTCTTGGTATTTAACTGTAAAGAACGGTTAAATGGTTATTTTCTATTGATTTGTTTTAATTCGGCTAAGATTTCGCATAGTAAAGGGATTAAAATTTCATGAGCGTTGACGCTGCGAACTTCCCTTGACCCGCCTTCTCCTAGATCAATGTAAATTTCCTGATCTTCCCATGACGTGTTGCAACTATTAATCAAATCTTGCATTTCTTTCACACTTAACATGCTACCCCCTTTACCCTTCCCTTGATTGCGTTATTTAATTGTAAGGAACTACAGTTAGCTACTTGTCTATTTTGATGCTTATCTCGGTAATTCTGACCATGCGGAGGTCTGGTTTTTCCTCAAATTGGGTGGTCATCCAGAGTCCATGCTTGATGCAGAGTTTTCTAAACACTTCTACGAGAGCCATTGCTTCGTCTTTAGACATCGTTAATCCTTTCTTAGATTCCCGCTCCCGGAGCATCAGGGAAAACATTGTCGAAATTGCGCCTGAAATTCTCTATGTCCTGTTTGGTTCTCGCGTGATACGAGTTCCACAGGTAGTTCCTGCCCTTCGGCAATTCGCGCTGTCCTTTAAAGTAGGCGTCAGCTTTCTTTTTAAATGCGGCTTCTTCTTGTTTAGTCATGTAGTCGTCTCTTCCGGCATATTGGTAGTCGTCTTGATGGTATGGTCGTTCATCTTTGCCGTCTCTTCCATGTCGAAGGCTTGCTGAACGCGCTCCATATCGGCCTTATTTATCTTGTCCTGAAAATCGAATCCCTGCTTCATGCCGTCAAGCTGCAATCTGTCACGGGAAACGCCCACTTTGTCCTGTATGGCCTTGGTTTTCCCTAAATCTGACGTGATGGACGCCACAATCTTCTGAATTTCAGCCATTAATCGCTTGTTTTCCAATTCAGAGCCTTGCACCTTGAGTTTTGCCGCCTCTAGCTGAAGCTGTTCAATGACTGCCTGCTTCTGAGCCTGCGCATCCCGCCCCTGAATGGCTTTCTGCTTCAACTGTTCGGGCGAAAGGTCTTCATCTCGCGGGTCGAGTCCCAAAAGCGGCTTGATTCTGGCAAGAAGTTGGTCCTTATTCGGCATGTTGCTCATCTCGAAGGCCAACATAAGCAACTGAGGGATGATTTCAGGCGGAGACTTCTTTATCCACTCAATAATCATCATCATATTGAGTTCGCGGGTCGTGTCGGTCATGGGCGCATCGCTCACAACGATGTCAACCTTGCTCTGCGTGACGTTATTTTGGATTAGGATGCTGCCGTTTGCGCCCGGAATGCGTTTGTTAAGTTCAACAAAACGGTCCGCGCCGCTCATCCTGTCCGTTATGCGCAACACTTTCTCACCCGTCCATGCGCCCTTGATGTTGCACACGGTCTGATAGCCCAAAATGTTGAGCGAACGCCGCAAATTCTCAAAAAGACTCATCGTGACAGTCGCAGACTGCGCTACCCGCTTTTCTTCCGCTACGCCCGATATGGCATTGGACTTTCTGCCATATATTTCGGCGTTCATTCCGGCGATTTGGTCAACTTCGCGCTCGGATTGTTCCAAAAGCTGCATCTGCATGGGCGTCAACTGCGCCTGGTCGTGAATCAGTATCTTCTGATTCTTAATCGCACCCGGTGAAACAACCAGAAAGCCATCCGGCTTATTCGCTTCTTCGTAAAGCTCGTCTATGGTCTGCGTTTCTCCTGGCGCATCCTCTTCCATCGTCACTCTGCGGGAGTTTAGAAGTGCAAGAGCCATCGAACGCCGTCTGTTTATCTCTTCTTCCTGGTCACGCAACTGTCTCGGAACGCCATAAGGCCGATTATAGCGGTCAACGTAGCCGACAAATGGCACAAACGGGAACTGATCGTGCGCGTAAGGAGATTTCACATCGGCCAAAATGAGGTCGCCCAATATGGTAGCAGCCCGAATCTTCTTCACGTTGGCCTTCACTACCTCTTGCGCGTACCGCACCATGTCGAATTGCTCAAGAGGAGGCAACTCAGGCCGCACCTCCAATACATTGCCGTCTGGAAATATGACGAAAATGCAAGTTTCGTAGTGCGTGTACCAGACTTCGGCGGGCCGGACGCGCTTTCGCTGATTGACTACCCATCCAGAACCTACCGAATAGAGAACTTTTTCCTCTACTTCCGTCGCTTGGTCGTAAACGGAGGCCGAATTTGAAAGAACATTCCGCGAAAGGTTGTTATATTGTTCGTCAATTTCCTTCCGCTTCTCTGGAAACAACGCCTGAAGGTCGATTATATCCATCCACGGCTGATAAATGACGTATCGGCATCGCTCAGGTTCAATCCACGGGGAAGCATAGGGGTCGAACCACATAGTTTTCCAGTCGCGGTAGTCAACTTTTACCTTCTCCTTGCGTGGGTCGCTGTTGAATCCGGTCGCCAGAAAGCCAACTCCCGGCACAATTTCGTCTTTGAACGCCTGAGAAACGCGAAATAAGCCGTCATTCTGATCCATGACGTACTTGACGCCCTCCGTCATGACCTGCGAAATCTCGGAATCCTTGCTCGTCCTACCCTTTGCAATAATGTCGTACTTATTTATAATCTGTAGGCCGATAAGGAGATTTACTGTCGGGAACGTGCGATTGATGGTCAGCGTGTAGGGTATGCCAGCGTCAATGGCTTTGGCTTTGTCCGTGTCTGTCCATTGGTCGCCGTCCACCATCTCGCAGTCGCGCCACGACTCTTTGCGCCAATCGTCCTGCGCCACCATCGCTTCGTCGCGCCAAGTAAGAAGCTGCTGAAGGTTGGGCTTCGTGTCGGGCAAAAGCTGCGGCGGATGATTTATTTTGACTTCCAGTAGGGCTTCCGTTTGCGGCATCGTTATCTTTTCTCTTTAAAGCGATTAAGGTAGTATTTGATTCGCTCCCAAGAGGTGATGCTTAACCAAAAACAGTGAAGTGCGCCGATGGGACATTTCTTGAAGCCGTGCCAATTAGCCTTTAGTTCCCGCTGAAACCAACCTTCGCTTGCGTCTTCCGCATGATAAAATTCGTGGAAAAGCAAGAAATACTGCACTCTGCGCGGCAAATCCTTGAGAATCAGAATGCCGTCTTTAGGAAAATACCAACCAAAGGCGTATTTGCCCGTCGCGGCAATCATCTCGTCTTGGGTTACGCGCCGGATCATCATTTCCCGCCTAGCCGCCCCTTCTTGCGCTTCGGCAACCCTTTCTCTGGCGTGGAGGCGAAATCGTGAAGCTGATCCTGCGACATATCCAGAAGGTCGCGGTTGCGACTATAAAGCTTGGAGGGCGCATGAAGCGCGATTGCCATTGCGATTCTCTGTTTTTTCGATACGGCGGGCATCAGAACAGTCTCCTGAGCCGGTTAGGAATCCACTTGCGCCCCGACAATCCGCTTGAACGGAAACGGTGAGACATGGCAAAGGTCTGGTATGAATCTCCGCAGTGCGCCGCCCAATCGTGTTTTGGTCTATTGCGGAATACCTGATTCTTTTCATCCCAATCTTTGCTGTACGAAGCCAATCCGTCCAATCCCCGCTTGCACCCGATTTCGTCAAACCAGCAAATCGGGAATATGTTTCTCGCCGCCTCTATCGACTCTTCTTTCAGCTTCACTCGCGGGCAAGTCTCAAAGTAAAGCCCCATCTCTCTCGCCGCGTCCTTTCGGCTCTTGCCTGTCCCCAGTTCATGCACTTCAATGTCGTGAGGAGCGGTGTGCCTGCCGTAGTACCAATCCTTGTTCCGGTTCTTGAGCCTGTCGAGTTCCCTTGCGTAGTAGGCAAGTCCTTCGCCGGAACCCTCTAGGTAATAAAGAAAGTGAACTTCGCGGCCAACATCCTGACTGAACCAGATTGACATTGAATCGTCATAGCCCAAGTCCCACCAAGTATCTATCGGGACTCCCGGCTGATGCGCCAACTTCAGAATGCGCCCTTCGGCTCTCGCGGCTTTTAACTGTTCGCCAAAGTAGGCCCCACGGATTGCGGCTTGGAAGCTGCAAAAAAATTCCTGTTCCGCTAAATCCCTGTCCATGCCCTGTCTGATTTCATCTTCGACATCTTCACGGGTCATGAGGCCGGTGTCTTCAACGGTCAGTAAGTGGCTGAACCATTCGGGATTGTTCCGCGCCATTTCATAAAGCGTGTAGCCGTGGTTCATGCCTCTCGGCGTATTATGAGATACAAAACCATTGCTAAAGAAGGAATGCGTGTCAGGAATCACGAAATCGAGCGTTTCACTTGTGCATTCATCTATTGAAACAATGCGGTCATAGAAAAATTGGTCTTCGTAGGCTTTTCGCAAAACAGGATGGTCTTTTTTTGCTAAGACTTTTCCAAGTAAGCGATAAGTGATGGCATCGTGCCGCTTAATGTCGCCGCAATTTAGACCCACAGCATATTCATCTCGCATTTCTGGGGAAGGCCAAAAGAAACAGTCGCCATAACCATCTTTAGATGCTTGTTTTAGCAATTCTTTTCTTTTTTGCTTCCGCTGTAATTTGAAACCAATCTGTTCCCAGAATAGGTGGGCGTTATAACCAACAATTTCCAAACGGTAGCAAGTGCTAAATACCTTTACTTTTGCTGTTGGTTTTGTATGAATAACGCGCTTGCAAGAGACTATTCCAAAATTAAGCAAGAGAGTTTGTATGTCGTTTATCAATCCTTCTGAAACAGAATCGCAATGGATTGTTCCTCTCTTGGTGGCGCATCCGTCGCCGTCGAAGTATCCGCGTAAAAAGGCGGCTATATGAACTTTTGGCAATCCGAATAATTTATCAGGCAAGCGTTTGTTTTTCGCACCGCGCCCCATGCCGAACCAATCAATGAACTGAACGAATTGCTTATCAGAAAGAATGTAATGGATATTGTCATAACAACGGAAACCGTATTCCGTTAATATTGCGTCTATGTCATCGTTGCGGGATGTTGTAATAACGGTGTTCCCTTGAGCGCAACTTCCTTCGGCAAGCCATAATCCCAAAATATAAGCAGTTGTTTCGTCTACCCGAAATGTCTGCGGCTTTCGATGGGAGCATTTTGATTCATATTCAAGTTCACCGTTTCCCCAAATCTGCATCCCTCTTTGAACCGGCACCCTTTCGCAAATTTTCCAATCCTTTAATTGCTTCCATTCTGTGCCTGTCCAAATGGGATGATGCGGAGTTCCGGTTATTTCGTATCCGAAAGCGGTCTTGAGTTTCAAAACCGTGTTTTTGGAACTCTTGTATAAATGGGTCGCCTTGTGGAATCCTCCCAATCCGTAAATGTTTTGGTTTAATTCCGAAAAGCCATTAGGCGCGGAGGGGTAAAGATTTTCGATTCTCCGCAAACCGTTTTCGGTCAACACTAGCGTATCGGGCGCAACGCAATAAGCGAAGACAGCCCATCCGCCGTTCTCTCTCAGGATCGGCCTTACCAAGTCCCATCCTGTCGGGTCTTGAAGGGCGTACTCGCTAAAGACGCACCCAACGGGGTTTGTTCCAACCACGTTGTCAATCGAATCGGAACCGATGAACTGAACGAGACTCCCATTTTTCAGGAGAATCTTCATCTCCGTTGAGTTAGTATTCTCACGAATCGACTCAGGTATATGGTCTAGGAACTTGAACCCGTCTCGGTCTATGCCGTCCCATACGACTTTCCGCGCTTGCGAGTAGGTCGGAAGGAAGTAGAAATAAATCCCTCTTCTCTTAAACGTCTCTCGCGTCATGAAATTCAGGCACGTTTTATCTTTACCGGCACGCCTATGCTCTATGAGTACCGCTCTGCGAATCCTTTTCTCTTCTTCCGCCTTGTCCATCCATTGCCAAAACGGGAGCTGATAGTCTCGCGGCCAGTAGTTGAACGGTATCCTCAACTTCTGCTGCGGCTGAGATTTCAAAGAACGTGCGGTCTGCGCCATGAGTTATTGCAATGTCCAGAGGGGGCTTTAGTCTTCACTCGACTGCATCCACTCGCTAAGCATCAGTCTCGTCATGTAGGCCACGTACTCGCTTGCCGAGAGGCAGTTCCCATTCTCGGCGTTATGCCTCTCCGTTTTGGAAACCAACTCTGCAAATTCCTCTTCACCCAACATGAACTTCACTTCCCTGTCGCTCATTTCAACGCTGCCATCAGACGGTTTATGACCTTGTGCGTCTCATTGGATACGAGGTCTTCCGAGTAGAACGCCGCCAACAAAACGCCTATGTCGGCCAACAAAAGCTCCAACGCCTCATGCTTCGCACAATCTTCAGGCTCGGCAAAAGGCTCGTGATTCGCGTCCAACAGCAAAAGAGCCTTGCGAGAGGCCGTCCGGTACTCGCATCGGGCATTCTCCCCGTCCAAGTCCTCAGTCTTGAACCGACAATCCCAATCGCTCAGCCCCAAAGCCGTCTGCCACTTCTCAAATTCAGCCTTGAATCGCGCAAGGTCGCAGTCGATTGCCAGAGCCATTTTTCCGTGCCGCTTTCCGTGCTAGGAGTTTTTGAATTTTTCTTTGTTTACGCGCTTTGTTTTTTTCTCTTCTGCCTTGAAGTCTATACAGAGCGCATTTTGCTTTGTTGCGCCCGTATTTTTTAGTTCCATTTTTGGATTTACCGTGTCTTCCCTGTCCGCTTCCGCTTCGGGCCTGAACAGTTTTTGCCATGACGTAAATTCTCCTTTCGGGTTAATCTATGTCATGGCGATACCTCCGTTTCGCATATGATTTGCCATCTTTATCCCTCGGTAGGGTCTGTAAAGGTCATCTGTGCGTAACCGCTCGTCATGATTCTGGTTGTGTTTCCTGCCTGCACCGAATTATCCATGCTATTCCTCTTCCTTGAACCATTCCTGCATCTCTTCAACGCACTCAGGGTCGAGCGAATAAGTGAAGTCCCCGGACGTGTTCGGAGACAAACCGATGATTGTCTGGATGTGTCCGTTTCCGAACCGCTGAGTGACCGCAGGAGCTTCAGTAAAAACCGTGCCCGCTGGAATTACGATGTCTTGCAATAAAATACGCTTCACGACGTTTCCCCCTCCGTCCAATCCCTCGCTTCCCCCGTCGCCGTCACCACCCAATACCCGCCACTCAATGGGTAGACAGAAGAACCGGAATGCCGAACCGCAGGCTTGTCATCCTCCCCGGCTACTTCCCCGCTCACTTCCCCACCGCACACCCGCTCCAACAAGGCGTTGTGACGCTCAAGGAGGTCAAAGTATTTCTGCTTGTAGGAAAGGCTCATGGCTGCACCATCTATTGATTAGGTTCTTGAATGACTGTCATGCCGCCGCTTATAGCCACGTTCTCAGCCAGCCAGAGAAATCTCTGGAAGACCTGCTGCATGTCCCATTCGTTGCCGCTGTAGGTCAGACTCATAATGGCCGCAGACGCCATGGGGTTAGCCAGATACCCCGACATCAACACGCAAGCCGACTGAAAGACTTCCTTCTTGGTGATAGTTCCCATAATCCCTCACAGAACCCCAAACGCCCTCAACCCCCACAGGCACAACCAAAAGGCCGCAACAAACGGGGCAAGAGGCAAAATAACAATGCACGCAAGACCGAAAACAACCGCAACTACAGCCGCCGTAAACAACGAAACGCCAATCCACGCTCCTAATAGTCGGCTCAATATTCGCGCACCCCTCTGGTTGATGCTACTGTCTCTCGGAGGACTTCAGCAATCGGCGTCCCATGCTCTATGACCGAAGATAATTTATCTTCCCCCGACTCTTGAGAAAATCATTAGCCGCTTGCGTTAAATGCGCTTTCGCCCACATTTCGACTTCCGTTTTTCGTTGCGCCAATACCCTTTGAATCTTTGCAACGATGTCGTTCTCTTCAGCCTCGGCATTGGCAAAACGAACAACTTTCACATCCCTTGAACCAATAAAGCCAGTTCTCCGCTTGTCGTATTCCTGCATATTGTCATGGGAATGACCGTCAATCTCGAATACCAACTTCAACTCAGGTAGAAAGAAGTCGGTTATGTAAGCGGCATTGGCTGATATGAAAATCTTCTGCTGTATAATCTTGCCGCCATAACAGCCACGCAAGACTTTCAGGAATAAGCCCTCATGCTTCGTCGGCTTACGAGTCATCTTGCCCTTGTATCGGGCAACCTGTTTAAGTTTTGAATCGCTGTATGGCTTTCTCAAGAACATCACCATGCCGTTAAGATTTAAAAGAACTTTTATCTGGTATTGTTAGTGACTACGTTCCCTACGATGATGCCGCCCATCTCTGGCGATTCCAACGACCCCCACCCCCTCCGACCGGCTGCGCCAGCCGAAATGAAGGTACGCCCCTTTTTTCTGCGCTGGACTGACGCCGGAGGAGCTATCCCAGGAGCGACCCGGAAGGCCGATGACTGCGCCACCCTGTAAGCGGCTTGTTTTGCTGTTTTCCTCCACTTGGCGTGTGAAGTGCATCTGTATTTCACACGTGTGTCTTATAACCACCATTATGACAACCCGTTATGTTAACTTGCTGCGCCAATTCCTCAATGATTTCGCGGTGGAGTGAAAATCTGACTATTTCAGCCGCTAATTTCATTTCACATCCGGGCGTTTTCGGGGGCTGTAAACTGTTTCACGTGAAATATTTTACGATTTCGCTTATATTTCGCTCCACTGGCACACTACTTGCTTTCCGGCTCAACATCTATGCTGTGCAGCTGGTCTGCTGCCTCTGTATCCTCTTTTTGGACCGCTGAGAACGTGATTATCTCGATAGCTTGGTTCGACGTGGACTGGCCTTTTTCTAGGCGGTTGGCATTGTTGATCTGTTGGAAGGCATAGGCGAGATTATTGACTGAGGCATTTTTTAGCTTGTCCTCGTTCAGCATGTGACCTATTATTAGCCTTTCTCCTGCTGTTAGTATCGCCGCCTTGTTCTGCTCGTATGCTTCTGTAAGCTCGGTGTTTTCGAGCAAGTGTTGGAGCTTGCCAAGTTTCTCATATATCGTTGTTTTTGGCACGTTTAGCTGTTGCGCGATTTCCCCGAAGCTGAGTTTGTTTATCAGCCGGAGTTTTAGAGCTTTGACGAGATCGACGTTGACGGGCTCGAAGTTCGGGAGCTTGTTCGCCTCGTTCGTTGGCTCGTTCTGCCTGGTGGCGATTGCCTGTGGTGTTGTGGCTGCGTCCATGCTGTATAGTCCGATTACTACCGTGCTTCCTTGTACGTTCTCTTTCCTGCGTTCGCTTCGCTCCGTTAGGCGCCTGTCGGCGCACTAGCTGGTTAGCTTTTTAGATTTTTTAACGCCCCGCCCCTGCGTCTGTTTTCCCATTCCATCGACTTCCGCCTGATTAACTGTTTTTATAATAGGGCGCGATATAACCATTTTTCGCAATGTTTCGGCCATTATGCCCTTGTATTTTTTAATTACCTTAGATACATAGGGCTGAGAAATATAAAGTTTTTCCGATACTTGCGCCTGTGTGAGTCTATCTAAAAAAAATAGCTCTAAAATTAATTCCTCTGTTGATTTGGTTATACTTGGCAATGGTTTGGGGTTGGCTTGGAGCTTAGGATCGAGCCGTTTCGCTTTCTGTTTTACTTGATCTTGATTGACATACATTTCAGCTTCCGGGCATAGTGTTTGACACACGCTTCTTTTGTCGCAATCCTCACATAACATTTCAACACTCCCGATATTTATTTTCTGGTACGTCCGTTCTATACCACGCAGGGGCGTTATTTTAGAAGCGTTTTCTGTATATTTTCTTCTCACGTGGATACTTTTTTCCATATCTCTGTAAGTCGCTGATTTGCCTATTTATTCACCCGATTTTGCCCTATTTGGCTGGATAATATGTATACAGTTTGCCCAAAATCTCAGAAAGAATATTTCACACCCTGTTTTCGTAAATACTTGTGATTATTGCGTTTTTCAGATTTATTCCTGCTTATGGCTGTATTGGCATGATTTCGGCATGTATAGAAGGTAAAAACGAAACGAAAGGAGAACGAGAGATGTGCGCAATCCCTTCTTAAATCAGGTCGGTTTCTTCCCAGAACGAAAGATACCTTTATAAACAACTAGAGGCAGCGTGCGCAATCCCTTCTTAAATCAGGTCGGTTTCTTCCGACAACCTTCCCGCCGATATGGAAGCCTCACTTGAAAAGATTCGCTCTATTGCGGCGCAGGAGGTCTAACGATGCACAGAGAAAATTTCACGGAAGGCTCGGTTTCACAGATCATTTTCGACATTTGGGACCATCCCGATTGGACGGATGAACAGGCGGAAAAGAAGCTCATGCGCAAACCCAAGAAAGAGCTTGTTGACTTTATTTTAACCGCTCAAAGCAAGGGCCGCTTTGGAAACGGATATATTCACAAATAGGAGGTCTAACATGTCAGGACGAGCATACAAAACACTGCGGGAGCAATACCGCTACCCTGTACGCGCCCTACTGGACGAGCGGCTTATGCAGGATTTTCAGCGGCTCATGCGCGAGATGGAGCTGACGGAGAGCGGACTTGCCAGGAAGCTGATCAGAGAGGGAGTCAATAGGTATTTGAGAAAGGAGGGGGAGCGATGATCCAAATGAATTACAAGCCGGCACATGCCGCCGCTATGGATGAAGGCAATAGGCACATGAGAAAGAACGGGCGCAATGTCTGGACTGAAGACGATTACAACGCATGTGCCGAAGAGTTCAACCGCTTATGGCCGGAAGAACGAGAGAAAGAGGCTATTCTAAGAGGCGAATAAACGCGCCGTAAACGCGCCAAACGGGACATAGTTCACGAATCGCATACGAAGCGTTCAGGGAATGCGAACAGAGGCCGCTAAGTGCGGCCTTTGTCGTTTCTGCTAAAAGTACGCCCCTAGAGCTAAGCTAATGCGCGTTTTACGATTTTAACGACTTCGGACACGCGCAAAATGACTTTATTTGCTCTAGGGGGTTTCTTGCCGTATCCTAGACACGAAGTTGACCATGTTTGCGCAAACCGACAGCCATCTTTTTCTTCTGCTCGTCAGAAAGCGTTCTTGACTTCCGCTTTTTCGGGTTGTAAGGCATGAAAGGCCAAAGTGGACAATCGGGTATTTCGCAAGCCTCGCGTCCGTCAACATACATGCCGCTGCATTCGGCGCATTTTGCGAGAATCGCCTGTCTGGCCGTCAAGGGTTTTCCGTCAAGGTGTTTAATCATGAACGTCTTGCCTGAACTTGTGGGAGCATCATAAATGCTTTCGTGGTCCATTCTGTTCATTCTCCTGAGTTAAGGTTAAAAGGGGATATCGTCGTCCTGCCTGGTCGGTTCGTCCGTCTGCGCTCTGTACTGTTCGCCCGTGAGCTGGTACAGCAAATTGCACAGCGTTTCGATTGCGGTCTCGCGGTCACCAATCTTGACCGAGACAGGCACGTTCTTCTCGGTGCGGTTGTCCTTGCCGCCAAATTCGCGCTTACAAAATGAAGGCTTAAATTCGCCGTCCCTATTTTCCCATCCCTCGACAATCTTGAAAGTCCCGTTGTACTCGTCAAGCTGCAAACGAGCCCACTTGTCGATTGTGATTACTTCGTAGTCGCTCATGCTTACGCCTTCTTTCCGCCGTGCCGATAAGGACGGCCTTCGTTGTATTTCATTTTGATTGACAGAGCTTTTTCAATGTCGATGCTGTACGCTTCGCAAGTGTCGAGAATGCGGATAATGCAGTCGGCTAATTCAATCGGTATGCCTTCGGGCTTTCCATCGTCCGAGTAATAAACCCAATCCATTGCGCGGCCATTGCGGTATTCTTCCCACGCTTCCGAAATTTCAGCGTGAAAATTGGCAAATTGATCACCTATGCTTCGCTTGCCATCCCACCAACCTTTGGACTTCGCCCATTCGTGAACCTGTTTCGCTGTTTCCTGAATATCCATACTCTAAACCTCCTTCACCAATTCCGTTAATCTCCGCTTTATCTCCGCCGCACACTCGCACGGCTCTTGAGTACGCTGAACATCCCGCCATTCGCCAAAGGGACAATGCCGCGAGTCGCAGCCGTAGTCAACGATGTGCGTTATGCGCCGAAGTTCCTGCCTGATTTCATCAGGGCTACTCATCCTCTCGTACCTCCAGTTCTATTGTTATTTCAAAATTGTCGCGGCTGCCGTCGAAAAGCTGCCAAACCGTCAGAAACCCGACTCCGTGCTTCTTGGCTAGTCGGCGACAGATAACGGCCTTCGCCTGGTTCGCCGTATAGGCGTAGGCATATTCGATCTCCACGGCATGAGCGTAGTTGAACGCTCCGCGATATAAGCTTTTAATCTTCGGCTCTTTCAGTCTTTTAGCCATTTGTCGCCTACCATCGTGAATTTGCATCCGGCAACCAGCTTGAAATTGCAATACATTCCATCGGGATTTATGAATTTGTTGCGCCAGACCTTGCCCTTTTCAATCGTGAGCTTTCCCGGCGTGATGCTCAGATACAGGCGGGCCGCGTTCTTCGTTCCTTCGCCTCCAAATCCGTAACGCTTCTGGCTGCTTTTCTGGATCGCGATAACGGCCAGACCGTCCTTCACTTTTTCCGAAATGTCTTTTATGCGGCGCGTCATCTTGTACGCTTCGCCTTCCTTCCCTTCATCCAGGTAATCCACAATGTTGAGCGCGTTCGGCTCAATCACATCGGGAAATCGGTCGGTCCTGAAGCGGAAACGAATCTTCTTCCAACTTTCAGTTGGCCGCTGAAACTCATCCAGCCTGATTCTTAGCTCCGTTCCGTTCTGCATTTCGCTCGAAAGATAGTTGACAGGGAAACGATCCTTGTTCATGTCCGCGATGTTGAGGCACATTGCCGTCTTGCCGCTGTTGGACTCCCCCGCCACAATAACGACATTACCCTTGTGAATATTGACAAATTCGTGAACTCTGAGCGGGAAAATAACGTGCAGCGGCGTAATGTCGGCATTGTCGATGTCGATTAGCTCTGCGTTTCCTTCAACAATCCGATACATTCCCGTTCTGCCCGTATCGGCCTTTTCCAAGATTCCCCTTCCGATGAGTCGGTTAAGGGCTACCCGTATCGCTGTCTTTTCCTGTTTGCTTTTGGGATTCAGGTCGGCGTAGCAGTCAGCAAGGGTGACAAGACCGGACCCGCGAGTTAAGATGAGATCGTAAACTTCCTGTCCGAGATTGCGCCCCGGCTCATTCCTGTTTTCGAGGATTTCAAGGTGCTTATTGTTTACTAATTCTTGTAGCCATTCTTCTGTATAATCGTCTTTAAAATAATTATATATAATATATATTACCTTATAGGCGGATTCCAGACTGCCTCCTCCCCGGAGAATGTATTCAACGACCGTTTCTGCAAAAACTTCACGAAATTCAGGTCTTAGCAACATTTCCACTTTTTGTCGTCTCCGAATTAAGTTACAAACAAGTTACAGGCTAAGTTACAGCTTGTTACAGCGTGTTACCTAAGTTTCATTTGTTACCGAAGTTACATAGGTTACCGAAGTTACAGGCTTCATCACGTTTCCTCTCCACGTTTCGCAATGCCCTCTCCTTGGCCGACCTGTAGCGTTGACGTGCGAACAGCTTCACGAGCAGCCATTTGAGAAGGCGGCGGATCATTCCTTGAACCCCGGCTCGTACGTGTCCCAGTCGCCCCAATTCGTCAGCGTGTGGACGGTGTGAGGCTTCGGGGAGTCTTTTTTCCGCAGTACCCGCCGCAGTATCAGGTAGCCGATAAGGTCAAGCTCCGTGTCCTCCGGCACTTGCTCGGTCTGCTTCCCCTTCGCCAGCCTGTTCAGCTTGTCGTCTATGCGGACGTTTAGCTGTTCATCCGCGCTGCACTTGGAAAAAATGTTGATTGGCTCCGCGAAGGAATTGCCGTACGCCGCATTCTTGCGAATCAGCAATTCGGCAATCGAATCGCACTCCTGTTTGATTAGCTGCTGCACGTTGGTCATGTCCTCTTTGTCTCCTTTGTGGCTCGTTATTTCTGCTTCATTGCATACGTCAGAATTGCCAGAGCATCGGCGGTCTTCAGCGTGACTTTCAAATGCGGGTATAGCCGCGCCATTTGCTCCTTAATCGCGTTCTTCCGTTGCTTCTTGTCCTTCGGCAAAGTGAACATTTTTTGCCACTTCTGAGGGCTTACTTGTTCTGTTGAAACGCTTATCATGTAAAGAATGGTTTCTAGGTTTCCGCAATGACGAGCAAATTTAACGGAAGACGATGCTGAATTTCCCTTTCTATGCATACCGACTTTCTCCATAAAGCATTTCACGCCAGGGCGTTCTATCGGACGCATTTCAGCGATAATGCTTCTTAGGGCATCAACCTGTTCCGTCATAATCTCGGGCATGGGAATAACTTGAACTTGCCCGTCATAATCCGTCCATGCAATCCCACCCGATACACCTGGGTCAATAGCTAATAAGTTCATTACTCCATCTCCGGTATTCTGATTATTTCGTCCTCCGCATTGCAGCGAATCATGCAGGAGTTTAGCTTCTTGTTCTCCTGCGCCATGAACCGTTGCCCCTCTCGCGTCTTCAGCCATTCGTGAAACTCTTCCTTGCTCAGATGCTTGAGCCGTTTGAGCCGTTTGTGATACCATTCATCTTCCATTCGTTTGTAGTCGGCTGCGTAGTCGTAATACTGATACGTCTCGTTCGATACGTTCAGCGGCTTCGCGCTCTCTTCCTTCCGCAGTTTGAGCAGTCGGCAGCTTATCTGCGCCGGAGTCGTGTTGAACTCCTGTGCAAGCTGCGTCTGCCAGCCACGGCGGGGATTCTCCCATTGGGCCTTGATGCGCTCGTCTATCGGCGGCCAATGGATGGGCGTGTGCGGCTTCGATATGCCGAGCGTCCGGCGCATTTTCTTAACGATGGTTTCCCCGACGCCTATGCGCTTGGCTATTTGGGGCACGGTGAATCCGTCAGCGGACAGCTTGCGAACGCGGTCCAGGTGGGTCGGCTCCTGAATATGCTTGGGGATGTGCTGACCGAGGGGCATTAGGCTAGCCCTCCTGAAAGAATCCTGAATGCTGTTGCCGCCACAATAGGAACTTGTCCATTGCCAATGGACTTTGCTCTGTCCAGCCGATCGGCATGTTCATTAGCCACTCTCCCCATTCCGGGTTCGGATTCCCACCCGCAAAATCGGGGGGGGCAGGCAAACGACCTTGCGAGAATTTTAAGCTCGGTCTTAAGCCTTTCATGTTCTGACACGTTGGTGTGGTGAGCCAGCAGCCAAATTCTCTCGCGGAGATGAGGGGAACCAAATAATCCAGCGCCCAACACGCCCCACCGTGCATGAGACCCCATCTCGGCCAAATCGGAGAGGACTCTCTCGAATCCTCGAATAAGGAGCCTTGGAGAATTTTCAACGAATGCGAATCTTGGCTGAATAATGCGAATGCATTCTGCCATTTCAAACCACAATCCCGATTTTGCGCCGGTGATTCCTCTATGTTTTCCAACTGAGCTAATGTCTTGACAGGGGAATCCCCCTGTGACGAGATCAACCATGCCCTGATATGCTTCGGCGTATCCTTCTGAAATGAAGGCTCGAATGTCTCCGAAGATAGGGGCGGCGTCCAAAAGACCGTCTTCGATTCTTTGCTTGATGAGCTTTTGACAGTACGGCTCATATTCAACATATCCTTTGCATTTGAAGCCTAGCAGGTGCTGCATTGCTAAATCTCCGCCTCCCGCACCCGTGAAGAGGGAAAGATAAGTCATTCCGGCAGCTCCACCGAATTGTAGACGACTCCATGCTCCGCGCAGATGGCTATCCAACCGTAGCCGAACTGGATGAGCTTACAGCGGGCGTGGCAATACGGGCAATCAAAGTAGTGAGTGTTCATTTGAAATTCCTCCAAAACAAGTAAGAGATGAATAGGATAAGCGTCAACGCGGCGCATAAGATGTTGAGCTTGTCGGGGAGGACCATGGCAACTCCTTGTAAGTGTTGAAAATAATATTTTTCAATTTTTATAATTTTTAAACATTTTTATATTTTGCCTGTTTCGTCGTATGCGTCGTACAATGCCTGCCAGAAATCAGGATCGTCCGCTAACTCAGCGGCAAGGAAACGACGAATGGCACGACCGATAATCTGTGAACGGTTTAAATCTTTCCGAATCGCGTACCGATCAACGCGGTCTAAAAGCGCGGTCTGTATCGTTACCGAAATGGTGTCGTATGGAATTGCGCCGTTGCCGTTTTTGGATTTAGCCATGATTTATCTCCTGATAAAAAAAGAAAGGAAGGGTGACGATGAGACCGCCATAGACAGTTGCGATAAAATGACGATGGATTGGACGATGAATGGTTGTGTAATTAAACGGATGCTGCATTGTGGGTGGCGTTGCAACCTCCAAGAAAAATTATTTAACTGTTATGGAATTTATGGTAAGGAAGAGTCGGATTATAAGCTTGGTCTGGCGGGACTCATTCTTACTTTCGCGGCCCTTCCTTTATTTGTTCCCCGCTTGACGCCCGCTTTTTGAATAAAAAGCAATTTTATTACACATGCTAAGCGCACCATAGATGGCCTCATGTGAGAAAGGAGGTCTGCCTATGACGATAGACGATTGGGTATTTCTCGTTAAGGCGACTTTGTTCTTCATAGAGGGTTGCCTTTGGCTACGTAACCACGTGTAAGCGTTGAGCGGGGAACTTGGGGAACTTTGAACTGCGGGAGGGATTATACGCGCAGTGCGAATCTATTGTCAAGGATTATTTACATGTTGCAGATACAGGAAATATTGGCCCGAATAGCAATCATTATTAAAAGCGATGCCAATGAGGAGTTTGCGAAAGCCCTCAAGGTTAAACCGTCCACATCGTCTTCATGGAAAACTCGGAATACCATTCCGTGGGATGATCTCTACGCATTCTGTGAGGAACGAAAGGTTCCTTTTGGGTGGTTGTTAACAGGTAAAGATCAAGATGGGCTTGAGATTAAAAATGCGGAAGTGAAATTACTGATCCAATCAATCCTCAAGGAAGGAAAGGACGCCGAGCAAACGTTAATTCTTTTTTTGAGGGGGTATGTGATGTTTCAGCATTTTATGGATTCAATGAACAAAATGTCAGAGTCGATGAACAGGATGAGCGAGGCAATGAACAACTTAAACCCTCAGCAGCGCAGTCAAGGTCCGAAGCCGTAGGACGTGGACTGCGAAGAAATATCACAGTAACAGCGGTCAGTCATTGCGTTATTATTCCGTTTCCATCTGAACGGATAGTCAATAGTCCCACGAGGAAGGCGGGAAAAAAATAAAGGAGGTTCGGCGTCCTTGATTGCGCATTTAGAAAGGAGGGTAAAAGATGAAAAAGTATTTCATATCATTGCTAGTCGGCCTTTGCACATCATTTCTGTTGATCACAAATGTCTTCGCTGAACGGGTCGGAGGATATTATCGCGACTCCGATGGCGACGGCCAAAAAGAAACTTACGTTCAACCATACGAACGAACAAGTCCCAATTCCAGCCGAACCGACAATTATTCCTATCCCGGAAATTACAATCCTAATTCAGACACATATACACCACGAAGCGATAGTCCAAGGGAAAATTACCCCTATAATCCCAATCCATACGAACGTCGGCGTTAAAATTTATTTTTACCCCGCCTTCCAAGGGCCGTTAGGCCCTTTTTTCTTCTTCCCTGATTCGCAAAACGCAAAATAATACTTGACAGCAATTTGCGTTGCGCGTATCATGTCGTCCGTCACATCGTAAAACCAACCAAAGCGCTTACAATTGAATATTCTCGGAGCACGGAAAATGAATGAACCCACCCTCATCATTATGACCTGCCAAGAAGCCCGCGAGTGCGTCAAAAGAATCAACAGCAACATGGATAATATCCGCTCTCTCGTTCTCGACCTTTACGAGAGGCGCGGATGGTCTGCGCTCGGATACGACAACTGGCGGGAGTGCGTTACGGCGGAATTTGAACATAAAGAACGCTATCTCTATTATCAATTGGAGGCCGCGCAAGCAGAAAAAAACATTTGCACAATTGTGCAATCTCACAAACTGCCTGAAAGTCAATTACGCCCCCTTATTAAATTAAAAGACAATCCCGAAAAGCAACGTGAAGCCTGGCAACGAGCCGTTGAAACTGCGCCCGCGGGCAAGGTAACGGCGGCTCACGTATATAAGGTAGTAAAGGACATGACGCTCGACGGCGCAAAGCCGAAGGAGCGCAACGCAGTTCCCGCCTCTCAACTTCCCTCCGAGGCAATGGACTTTGCCACTATCGCAATCAGCCAACTTGAGCGCATCCGAAACGACGATCCGCTCAGGAAGGAAGCATTAACGCGGGTAACGAATTGGATTAACGATAATTACGAAAGGAGCAAAAAGTATGAACGTAAGAATTAGAAGCACAAAGAATTACGATTTGTTTCAGTTGATGCCTTTCAACAGAGACGTTCACCGGACGCAGTATCTTGAAAAATCCATGCAGGAACACGGATGGATTGACGCCTATCCGATGCACGTCCAGAAAAACGGCGGCGATCATCTGTTAATCAAGGCGGGGCATCATCGTTTTTGCGCGGCTCGGAAACTTGGCATTCCCGTCAAGTACGTCATCTGCGCCGACGAGGCGACAATTCACGAACTCGAAAAAGCGACCAACAGATGGACCATACAGGATTATCTTGATTCCCATATCCGACAGAACAGAAAAGATTACATGCGCGTCAGAGAATACTGCGATGCTACGGGCATCAGCGTTGGCATGGCAGTCGCCCTTCTCAGCGGTCATACCGCTCATCCGGGAGCAGAAGTGTTGAATGCCTTTCGGGATGGCCATTTCAAAATCAAGCCCACAACAAACGCTCTTATCGTCAAGGAATTGTGCCGGCAGGCTCACAAGTGCAAACTTCGCTTCTATAACAATTATCTGTTCGTCCAGGCTCTTTCCCGCATCGCATGGGTCAAGGAACTCGACGTTGAGCGGATGAAATCCAAATTCGCGCTGTTCTCCGACTTCATGGAGAAGAAGGCAAATCTCGAACAATACCTGGCGATGCTTGAGGACATCTACAATCGGCAGAGCCGCACAAAAATTCCGTTAGCCTTTCTCGCCACACAAGCATCGAAGGAACGCGATCCAATTAAACATTGAATCACCGCCGCCCTGTGCGGCCCACCAACGGGAGAGAGGGGGAGTTATGAATCAGTTCGGTTACTGCTATGACGAGTGCGCGTTTAATTCAATTCCGCGCCGAACATATGTCGAAGGCAATCGCGTTATCACCGTTTCGACATTTGGGCGCAATGAGAAATTAACTTGCAGACTCGGCTACAAGCAGACGGTTCAATCCTACGAAGCCATGCGGAACAGCGAGAAGAACGGAACGCGGCTTTGCCCGACGCTTCGGAAGAAGCTCACGCCGCAGTAGCGGCTCAATAAACCATAAGGAGGTACGGTAAAATGTCGGAAGGGTTAAAGAATTACAGGCATGGCGATTTGGCGCTGATCGGGGTTGCCGATATGCCAAAAGGACTCAAGGCGTCAACTTCCAAAATTCTCATGACAGGAAGCGGCGGTAATAACCACGTTTTTGACAACGGCAAGTTCTATCCAAGAACTGACGGCTTGGTGGTCGGCTATTTAAAGGCAACGACGCGAACGCGGCTTTGGCATCCCGATCACGGCAAGGCTGTTGAGGGAAGTAAATTGCGTCAGGCTCGAATCGCAGCTGGTATTTACGAGTGCCGCCGTCAACAGGAAGATACGCATGAAGGGATGAAACCCGTAATCGACTAGGAGGGGAGCGCTATGCCAACATTTATTGAAAAATTAACAGACGAGCAACGTGCAGCAATGAAGCCCTATGCGGAAAAATGGATAGAAATTGGCCTTCGCACAGGCGAAACGGATTTTAAAACATTCGATAAGTACATGCCGATTTGCTACGAAAAAGCGGGACTGAAATACCCTTCTCGCGTTGTGCGCGTAAAATCCCCCCTGATTGGCGGGTTAGCGGCGGCAGTTGCCGAGGCAATTTGGAAAAAGCGCCGAGGCGGTGCTGTACGCGGTGCTGTACGCGGTGCTGTACGCGGTGCTGTAGACGATGCTGTACGCGATGCTGTACGCGGTGCTGTAGGCGGTGCTGTACGCGGTGCTGTAGGCGATGCTGTACGCGATGCTGTAGACGATGCTGTAGACGATGCTGTAGACGGTGCTGTAGACGGTGCTGTACGCGATGCTGTACGCGGTGCTGTAGGCGGTGCTGTACGCGATGCTGTACGCGATGCTGTAGGCGATGCTGTAGACGGTGCTGTAGACGGTGCTGTAGACGGTGCCGTAGACGGTGCTGTAGGCGGTGCTGTAGGCGATGCTGTACGCGATGCTGTACGCGATGCTGTAGGCGGTGCTGTAGACGGTGCTGTAGACGGTGCCGTAGACGGTGCCGTAGACGGTGCTGTAGGCGGTGCTGTGAATGCCGCTATTTCAATCGCCAAGAAAGCAGGCGTCGTTTTATCGTGGCATTACTGGCTTGGTGGTCAGTTTTGGGTCGGTGGTTGGCATTGGGGTGTTGCGTTTGCCAGTTTCTTCTT